TAGAAAGGAGTTTCAAGTTAATGAAATTTGAAACTAAGTTCTCGGAATACTTTAAAACTCCGAACCCTGGCTTACGGTCATATTTCGCTAACGTTGAAGTTGGTAACGACCAAGAGTACAGGACACCATTTTACGGTAAGCAGACTTCAGTGACGGAAGTTCTTAAGGGATGGGACTCTACGTTGGAAACCATTCAGAAGAAATTCCCCACGCTGTATGAGTATGAGTTAGACCTCCGCAAGAAGGTCGGACCTATGTCGATCATGTTTCCTCTGGCTGAGAGAATGAAAGATATAGATTCTTACTATGATTCCATCCTCCTGGAATCTAAACCATTAAGTCCGGAGGCAATTGCGCTCACTCTGGATGAGTGGTCTGATATCCGCGGTATCAGGCTGAGAAGTCAACGTCGCACTGTTGAGTTAATGAAGAAGTCGACTAACAGTGGTTCTCCCTTCTTTACCAAAAGGCGGACAGTCGTTGATGAAACGTATCCTTGCACCTTTACTGCTGACGGCAAAGATTATTGGCAGCACTTGTCAAGTGGCGATTGGAAAGCAGCCGCTGTGCTTGGATGGCGTGGGCAAGAAGGTGGCCCGAAGAAGACTGATGTTAAGCAACGAGTGGTCTGGATGTTTCCATTCGCAGCTAACATTTGTGAACTCCAGTTCTACCAGCCTTTCATAGAGGCCATGCAGCACTCAGCGAAAGTTCACGTTCCAGCTTGGGTTAGCATGGAAGCTGTGGACCGTGCAATCACACGCATGTTTGATACAAAAGATCCCAAAGACCTTGTGATTTGCACAGACTTCACGAAATTCGACCAGCATTTCAACTCCAGTATGCAGACTGCAGCCTTATCCATCATAAAGGGCATCGCAACTGATGATGATTTAATGAGGTCCTGGTGCGATTTCGTATTCCCCATTAAGTACAACATTCCTCTAGCGTACGATTATGGGAAGATCAGATTCGGTAAACATGGTATGGGATCAGGATCTGGTGGCACTAATGCTGACGAGACTATGGTACACCGCGCGTTGCAGCACGAGGCGGCTCATCTGTCTGGTGCCAAATTGAACCCTTATTCGCAGTGTCTAGGTGATGACGGTGTTCTGACGTTCCCTGGAATTACTGTGGATAAAGTAATGCAGGCATACACTAGCCATGGACAAGAGATGAATGAATCCAAGCAGTATGCAAGCACACACGACTGCACATATCTAAGACGCTGGCATTCGATGGGTTACCGCGTTAACGGAGTATGTGTAGGGGTTTACTCAACCTATCGGGCGCTTGGTAGGCTGTGTGAACAAGAGCGTTGGTATGACCCTGATAAGTGGTCAAATAAGATGGTTGCTCTGAGACAACTTTCCATCTTAGAGAATTGTAAGTACCATCCACTCCGCGAGGAGTTTGTGGACTATTGCATCAAAGGGGATAAGTATCGTTTGGGTATGGATATCCCAGGCTTCCTTGACAATATAGCCAGTTATGCTCAAGAGGCTATAGAGGAGATGCCGGATTTCATGGGCTATACTAGGTCACTTCAATCCGATGGTAACCCGGACTTGGGTGGTATAGCTGATTGGTGGATCGTTAAAACGTTGAAATCTAG